TATGATGTATAACTACAAGAGCCTCGGAATGGAGGTTAAGGATGTAGATGTCAAAGAAGGCATCGTTAGTGGTTATTTTAGTGCATTTGGTATGGTTGACTCCGATGGAGACATTATGATGCCAGGTGCGTTTAAGCGTTCAATCTCTGATTGGGGACCAAATGCTAAAGGTAGGATTAAGCACTTACTTAACCACGACCCTTCTAAGCCATTGGGGAAAATCCAAGAGCTTGAGGAAGATGAGTACGGACTAAAGTACGTTAGCCAGATTGGTACACACTCATTAGGTAAGGACTTTATCAAAATGGTAGAGAGCGGATTGATTGCCGAGCATTCAATTGGCTTTAAAATATTAAGAGAGCAGAAGAGTGGTGATGCTAACCAAATTCACGAGGTGATGCTATTTGAAGGCTCAAGTCTAACGGCTTGGGGAGCAAATGAAAACACTCCAATGATTGGGATGAAAAATATGGGAACAATTGCAGATATACAAGCACAAATAAAATCATTCGAGAAATTTATTCGTGATAGTGATGTTACGGATGAGACTATCGACCTATGTCTAATCAAAGTCAAACAACTCGCACAAGCACTTGAGCAAATGAGTAGCACTGAGGCAGCTATTGCAGCACCTCCGCAGCAAAAAAATGATGTAGTGCCAGTGGAGTCATTTATTTCTATTATAAACAAAATCTAAGAAAATGAGCGATTTAAAAGCATTCGAGTCTGCCCTCGAACAAAAATTGGCAGAACAAAAAGCTGAGGTTGCACACGTAACCGAGAAAGCTTCTAAGCAATTTGACAGCAAGGTTGAGCAAATCAACGAAGAGATGGTTAAGGCTAACAAAACTATCGCTGAAGCAGTTGCTGAGGTGAAAGAAGCTAAGGCTGCTTTCGGTAAGTTGAGCGCAAACGCTGAGCAGAGAGTTGCTAAGTCTTATGGTGAGCATATCGAGAACATTAAGTCTGAGATTGGTTCAGCTATTGAGAAAGGTTGGAACGATATCAAAACCGCTGCACGTGGTAATGGTAAAGGTTTCAATTTCGAAATGGATTTGAAAGCAGTTGGTGTAATGACAATTGGTAACAACCTTACTGGTTCTGTTTACACTTCTTATGTTGACAATCCATTCCTCAGAAGCTATGTTAACCCACACCTTAGAAGTGTGTTCAACATCATCCCTGTTTCTACTGGTTCAGTATCTTTCCCACGTGGTAACACTCCAGTTGGTGAAGGTTCTTTCGGTAAGCAAACTGAAGGTTCTGCGAAGCCTCAAATCGATTACGATGTAACAGTAGTAAACACTGCGTTGTCTTTCATCGCAGGTTATGCTAAGGTTTCTCGTCAAATGATTGATGACCTTCCTTTCCTACAAGCATACTTGCAGTCTTCTTTGATTGAAGATTTCCAAAAGGCTGAAGACACCTATTATTTGAACGCTATTGCATCTTCTGCAACTGCTGGTTCAACTTCAGGTGCTAACACTGCTGAGAAATTCATCGACTACGTTGCTCAGTTGGGTGCGCTTAACTGGACTCCGAACTTGTCTTTGACTACTCACGCAGGTTGGGCAGGTTTGTTGAAAACTAAACCATCTGACTACTCTGTACCTGGTGGTGTTGTTATCGACAACAATGGTAACGTAAGAATCGTAGGTGTACCAGTTATACCTCACTCTTTGGTTACTTCTGGTAAAATTTATGTTATGGATACTACTAAGTTCGCTATTGCACAGCAGAGCGGTCTTGCAGTTCGTAGCACTGAGTTTGACCAAGATGATTTCATCAAAAACTTGATCACCTTCCGTTGTGAAGCACGTTGTGAACTTCTTCAGTTCCAGTCTTCTGCTGCGGTTTATGGTAACATCTAACAATAATGGGGAGGGGCAACTCTCCCCTTATATTTTATACTATGCCATTTAGCTACGGTTACTTTAAGAAAGAATACGCAGAGCATTTATTTGAGAACTTTAGCATTGACATTGACATACTTGATGTTGGTGCAGGTTGCGGAACGTATGGAGTGTTATTGAAACAAGATTTCAAAAACATTGATGCTATTGAGATTTATGAGCCATACAGAAAGCAATTTGATTTAGATAAAGTTTATAGGAGTGTATTTATAGGAGATGTAAAAGAGCTAAACCTATTTTTATACAACTATATTATTATGGGCGATGTGCTTGAGCATATGAGCGTAGAAGATGCCCAAGAATTACTTGATAAGATACACCAAAATAATATTTATTGTATGGTAGCAATCCCATACAAGATGCCACAGGCTGATGTTGGAGGCAACAAGCATGAGAGGCATTTGCAAGATGATTTGACACACGAACTATTTACTGATAGATATCCAATGATGCAATTACTATTTATGAACGAGCATTACGGATATTATGTTAACTATAACTATGAACATACTATTTAGCATTCACCTTTATCCTCCACAACATCTTTGTGGTGCAGAGATGATGGCGCATAGGATAATCAAACACTTACAATCCAAAGGGCATCACGTAAGGGTTTTATTACACCAAGCTAACCACTATAAGATTACAAATAATTATTGTTACGATGGGGTGGATGTATTCCCTCCAAACGCAAATGTGATAGATGGATTATTTAGATGGTCCCACGCAGTTTTTACGCATTTGGACTATACGAGATGGAGCATAGGCACATCGGCAATGTATAAGAAACCACTATTCCATTTGATACACAATACTCACTTATACCCTGAGATACATAATGCAGAAACTTATCAACACATTGTGTACAATTCTAAGTGGGCAAAAGACAAATTGGGTTATAAATGGAGTAACTTTATACTCACACCACCTACCGATTTTAGGGATTTTGATATTGATGTAGATAGTGCTGATAATGAGTACATTACGCTTATCAATTTGAACGAAAATAAGGGTGGTAAGATATTTGAAGAGATAGCAAAAGAGATGCCTCACAAGAAATTCTTAGGAGTACAAGGCTCTTACGACGATCAAATTATGGCAAAATTTCCAAATATTACTTATATTAACAAAACTGCTAATATACTTGACGTATATAAACAGACCCGAATACTACTAATGCCGAGTGCTTATGAGAGTTGGGGTATGACTGCTACTGAGGCGATGTGCTGCGGCATACCAGTTATCAGCAGCGAGGCTGAAGGATTAAAGGAGAATTGTGGCAAGGCAGGTATATTTATAAAGGACCGCAATGATATTAAAAGCTGGGTTAACGAGATTAATAAATTGGATGATGCCAAAGCGTATGCAGCAGCATCAAGAAAAGTCAAAGCGAGAGGAAGAGAGCATGATTTATGTTGACTTGACGGGTGAGGTTCCTGCGGTATGGATGGTAGATGTTCCTTACGGACCATTACTTTGCGTTGATGAGATAAGATACAAGATAGGATTGAATAGTTGGGATGTGCTTGAGAACAATGTCGAGTACGAGAAGATAGGAGGCAAGTTATGGTTTTACGCTGCTGGTACTTATGAGATAACTTACCAAGCGGGGTATGGAGACCTACCTGCTGATCTCGAGAACGATATACTAACTCTTGTTGCGTGGATGTATGAAAACAGAGGTAAGAAGTTCCAAAAGAGTGATGCAATAAAAGATTATCCTAATTGGGATGGATTAAATTATCATCAGTATAAAAAGGTTGTGATATAATGGCTAAAGGCATTAGCATAAAAGGTATTGAAAGAGCTATCAGAGGTATAGAAAAGCAAATAAATAATCGCGTAGATAAAATTGATGCTGCTATGCAAGATAGTGTTGATACTATGGCTAATGAAGCTAAGTCATTAGTGCCAGTTTATACAGGATTATTGAGAAGCAAGATATTTGCAAATAAATTAGATAAATTAAAATATCAATTACTTGCAGATACACCTTATGCAGCTTATATAGAATTTGGAACAAGAAACACATCTGTTGCTGAAAATTTATCAGATTACTGGAAAAAAATAGCAGAGCAATACAAAGTTACTAATCCAAAAAAATTGACAAATACTGAAGCAGCGCAATATTTTTATATAAGTGTAAATAAAAACTTTCCTAAACTTAAAGATAAAATAAGCAAAATAGTTAAGTAGATGCTTGATACCGCAAATAGTGTTAGGTCAATATATGTGTCTACTCTTAATGGGCATATAACTTACAATGGCAAGAACGTGCCAGTGTATGGACAAACACCATTTAGCACAACTCCGCAGATGTTTGTCATTATTGGCAACATAACAGAGGTAAGCGATAATACTAACCATTCTTTCGGGAATGATGTGGAGGTGGTTATAGACATTTATAGTGAGCAGTATATGGTTTACGATAATAGTATTGTAGACAATATTGCTTCACAAATATTAAATTTGCTAATACCTACACCAAATGTAAACGGATTTAGTGATGCGAATTTTTTAGTTTATCCAACTGCAAGAACAAGTTCAAGATACTTGTCTGAGGTGGATGGGCAAAATTTCTTCGCAAGAAAAATAATAACAATAAGTAATTTAGTTAATCAAAAATAAAATAAAACAATGGCACAAATTTTA